AGGAAATCACGGGCGGTATCCCAAGCCTTCGCTCTTTTTTCTCTCAGTTCCTGAATGGTCATATACATTCCTCCAATTAATATTTCAAAAGTTCCAGCCGTTTTTCAAGCTGGGAAATTGGTGTACCGCTGTTGTTTTCAGCGGTGATTTTCTGCATAAATGCCTGCATTGGTTTTCCGGCAGAATATTGCATGGCAGTGTATTTCTTTTCGTCTGAACTATCATTATCCGTATAGTTTTCGTCGGGTTCATCCGGCTCATCTTCCTCCGGTTCGGGAGTACTCTTCTTATCATCAAAAAGAATGCCGTCCACAAAGCCAAGCTGTAGTGCTTTTTCTGCATTCATCCATGTCTCTTCATCCATCAGCTTTGAGATTTTGTTGCGGCTCAGACCTGTTTTTCGGACGTAAGCATTGATGATTCCTTCCTTGACCTCCTCCAGAAGTTCAATCGCTTTTTCCATGTCAGTCTTGTTCCCACTTGCCAAAGTCATGGGGTTATGAATCATCAGGTATCCCGTCGGACTGATCAGAGTTTCATCTCCGGACATAGCAACAACCGATGCTGCTGACGCTGCAATGCCGTCTATTTTGACAGTAATTTTGCCTTTGTGGTTACGCAACATCGTGTAAATCTGACTTGCAGAAAAGCAATCACCACCCGGACTATTCAGCCAAATGGTCAGATTTCCATTGATTTTTGATAGTTCATCACGAAAAATAGCAGGGGTAATTTCGTCTCCCCACCAGCATTCATTAGAAATAGGACCGTCAAAAATCAGTTCCATTTCTCCGGTACTTTCGTCTTTCACGAAATTCCAGAATTTCTTGCTCATTTGTTTTCCTCGCTTTCATTTTTAGAGTAAGCTGCCCCCGCCGCTTCAAGGGGCGTCATCGAACCGTTCACCATATATGTGAAACCACCTTTTTCATCGGGAATTAGATTCATATTTTCAAACTCTCTTACATCGTTCGGACATAAGAAACCATTTTGAATACCAACGCTATATCCCTGCATTCGGGAAGCATAATCCCCACGAAGCAGACCGTCTACATTGAATTTGACGAAATACTTTCCCTTTTCGTTATCTGAGAGCAACGCTTTTTGCAGGCCCTGTTCCCAGCGGACAATCCACGGGTCAAGGGAATACTTCACAAAATCCAGCGACAAATGTTCTACGTTCGAAAATGTCGCATGATCGAGGTCGCCAATCATATGCAAAGGTACACGATACAAACGTGCAATTTCTTCAATCTGAAATTTTCTTGTTTCAAGGAACTGTGCCTCGTTGTTGGGGATGGAAATCGGTGTGTATTTCATGCCTTCCTCCAGCACGCAAGTGCGGTGGGCATTTCCTGAACCATAGGCACGCTGCCAAGCATCCCTGACTCTTTCGGGATTTTTAATCACTCCCGGATGTTCCAACACACCACTGGGGCTTGCACCATTTGCAAAAAACGTTGCCCCGTATTCGTCACAGGCAATTGCCAGACCAATTGCATTTTTCGCCATTGCAATCGGAGAATAACCCACAAGCCCATCGTATCCAAGACCCGGAATATGCAGCACATCTTCTGAACGGAGAACAATATCCCCCTGACTTTTCAAGTTCGGGTTAGCTTCATCGTATCGGCTGTAAATGTAAATCAGACGGTTGTGTTCGTCACGGTCAACCTTGACCTTGTCCGGCATCAGCGGATACAAGCCGATAACATCACCTCTGCCGTTGCGAATAATCTGTGCGTAAGCGTTGCCGTAAATCAGCAGATGGCTCATCAGCGTTTCTCGGAAAACAAATGAGGTCATTTCCGGATTCGGCTGGTCGTGCAGCAAAAAATAGAGCGGATGCTGTGGCACTCGCTCTTTTCCCTTATCGGTGTATTGGTAAACGTGAAGGGGTAACTGTGCAATCGCCTCCGAAAGAACACGAACGCAGGCATACACGGCGGTATGCTGCATTGCTGTTCGGTCATTGACTCGCTTTCCGCTGTTTGTCCGTCCGAAAAAATAACTGTAGGACGGGCTGTCGTAGCTGTTCTTTGGCTTGTCACGGCTTCGGAATAGTCCTGTGAAAATGCTCATAAAATCACGCTCCATTCTATAGCACAAAAAGCGGTCTTTCATCATAAACACTCGCTCCTGAATCACCAGAACCACACCGAATTGCACGGTCAAGCGCCATAATCAACGCCACCGCACCGTCAATTTTCTCCGTGGATTTTTCCTTGTCGGGCTTGATATTTCCGGCAGGGTCACGGCGAATGAAAATATTATCCATCATCCACCTGAGTACAGGCTGACCGCCGTGGGCGAGTTTTTTCTCAAGGGTTAGTTTCATCAGTTCCTTAGTGGGTGGGGACATATCTTTAAAACCTTGCCCGAACTGAACAAGGGTAAATCCCAGACCTTCAAGATTCTGCGACATCTGCACAGCACCCCAGCGGTCGAAAGCAATTTCACGGATGTTGAAGTACTTTCCGAGGTCATCAATGAACTGTTCGATAAAGCCGTAATGCACCACGTTGCCCTCAGTCGTCATGATATGTCCCTGACGCTCCCAGACATCATAGGGAACATGGTCACGGCGGACACGCAAATCCAGCGTTTCTTCCGGCAGCCAGAAATACGGGAGAATGTAATATCTATCATCATCGGCGGTCGGTGGGAACACCAGCACAAATGCCGTTATATCGGTGGTTGAGGACAAGTCTAATCCACCGTAGCAAACACGCCCTTTCAGTTCTTCTGGGTTTACCGTAAAATTGCAAGCATCCCATTTCTCCATAGGCATCCAGCGGACTGACTGCTTTACCCACTGGTTCAATCTCAGCTGACGGAAAGCATTTTCTTCGCCGGGGTTTTGCCTTGCGGAGTCGCAGGCAGACTGAACCTTATCCAGCCCTACGGTAATGCCGAGGGAGGGATTACAGCGTTTCCAGACTTCTGGGTCAGTCCAATCTTCATTGTCACCAGCACCGTAAATGACTGGATAAAAAGTGGGGTCTATTTTGCGTCCCTCAATGATGTCCTTTGCCTTTTGGTGCGTTTCATAGCAGATGCTGTTGGTATCCGTTCCGGCAGTTGTAATCAGAAAATACAACGGCTGCATTCGTGCATCGCCTGAACCTTTTGTCATTACGTCAAACAGCTTTCTGTTCGGCTGTGTATGTAGCTCATCAAACACTACGCCGTGAATATTGAAACCGTGTTTTGAGTAGGCTTCCGAGGAAAGAACCTGATAGAAGCTGTTTGTCGGCTGATAAATAATTCTCTTTTGTGCGGTTAAAATTTTGACCCTCTTGTTGAGAGCCGGACACATACGCACCATATCTGCGGCAACTTCAAAGACGATAGAGGCTTGCTGGCGGTCTGCGGCGCAACCGTAGACTTCCGCTCTTTGCTCGCCATCGCCACAGGTTAATAGGAGAGCAACGGCAGCGGCAAGCTCGCTCTTCCCATTTTTTTCGGCACTTCGATGTATGCTGTGTTAAACTGTCGATAGCCGTTGGGTTTCAGCACACCGAACAGGTCACGGATAATACGCTCCTGCCACTCCAGCAACTGAAAACTTTTACCCGCCCATGTTCCTTTCGTATGAGTTAGACACTGAATAAAATTCACAGCGTAATCTGCGGCATTTTCATCATAGTGAGAATCCTTGCTCATGAATTTTGTAGGCTGAAATTTCTTTCTTTTCATCTGCACACCTCCTCTCGGCATAAAAAAAGACCTGCAATTCGCAAGTCCTTAAATAATAATATTGGCCACGGTTTGCAGACCTGAACTGCGCTCCGTGTTGTACAAGAGCAAGAGCCTTCCGGCTCTGCTTTTTTGTTTTTGGCTTTTGGTAGCTTATCTCCCCGTTGCACATTCCCATTCAAATTCTGCTGCGGCTTCGTAGGCTCGGTCAAAAGCCTCATCGTCGTCAATGTAGTCGTATTCGTAGTCGATTCCAATTGTCTCCTCAAAAGTTGTGTCGTTTGCCTCGGCATCCTCTCTTGCAAGTTCCTCGGCGTGCTTTTCAATCCATGTTTCGAAGCCCTCGTCCATGTCTTCATTCTCAATTTCAAGTTCGTATTCGTATTCGCTGTCCGCCCATGTGATGATTGCCTTAGAAGTGTATTCCTTCTCGTTCCAATTCGTCTTGCTTTCCATCGCTCTTGCCTTTGCAACTCCGTAACTTACCATTTTGTTATCCTCCGTAATTCTGTGTTTTCCGAGGGTTT